GTCTAACACCGACCTCAAGTGCTCAAGTGCCATGGTAGACCCAGACATGGCAGCACATGCCGAGGCAGTCCAGGGGATGCTCGAGTATCCAGATGAGTGGATCTACTGATGAATACTCTTTATAATATCGTACTGGGTTTCTGTGCAGGGCTAGCGGTTTCGCTGGTCCTGTTCCTTCCAATCATAGCGGGATGGGTGTAATGAATATTGAAGCAGACTGGACACTGGTTGGAACAGCCGACGACTCCGACTCAACCGCCACAATCACGGGGGTAAAGAGAACCGAAGTTGACGAACAAGTAGCCATGTTAGTTAACGCTGGGTGGGACGTTCACGTCTATGAACCAGTGCTAAAACACACTATACCAGGCAAACCACAGCCAAGCTATTCAAGCCATTTTCCAATGCAAGACGACGCTATCCCGAACCTGACCCCGCGAGGCCGTAATGCTGGTTACTGTGAGTGCCACGGTATCTTTGAAGATTGCGGTTATCAGGACGTTTGCCGATAACAACCACCGCCTGGGCGCTGCGCTATATAACGGCTTCGCCGCCCAGGCTATACTCAAGTTCCCTGGCCCAGGGTTACGGGCTTCCTTTCTGAGAACCCTGCGGGTGCAAGCCCGCAGGGTTTTTTGTCAAGCCGCAGGGCGGCAGAGCCGCAGAGATTGTTTGAAGAATAGTTGTTGACTGGTTGTTGGATACCTGATAACAATAAGGTGTTCTTAATCATTAGAAAGGAAAACAGAACATGCAAAAATCATACGTCTCTGAGGAAACTCTCAAGGTCAAAATCGATATCGAGCTTGGCGAGGTCCAGAACCTGATCATCTCTCTGGAGGAATTGGACACCGAGACCACCCCCAATCACTACCGCGTCAAGGCGCTGGTCACCGAGCTAAAGAAGCTGCGGCAATCCGCGGTCGAAGAGGCCCACCGCAGCTTCGAAAGAATGCTCGATAACTACTAAGATCAGGGCCCTTCGGGGCCCTTTTCATTGGCCCCTGGCCCGCGCTGCGCCAGGGCCCGCCCGCCCCTGGCGCATATAAAAGAAAAGACAGGGCCGCAGGGCCGCAGGGCCGCAGAGTTTATATATTTTTTCACTTGTTGAATGGTTGTTGCTCTGCTATTCTTTACTCGTTAACCATTACATAAAGGAAACCAAACCATGAAATCCGGAATCATCTACAACGGGCCAAGCCTATTGGATGGCAAGCCAATCGTTGTTATCGCGACCTTCTCTAATCGTAACACAAAAACGGGCGCGGTCGTGCAAACTTACATCTTGCGCTCCGATATCAACCCACTTGAGGCAAGCAAAACAGGCGCAGACTTTTCAATTTGCGGCGACTGCACCATGCGCGGCGAAGTCACAACGGATCCCGCCCGCAAGCAAGCCAAGGGGCGGCGGTGTTATGTCAACTTAGGCCAAGGCGTCTTGATAGTTTTTAAATCATTCTTGCGCGGCGTGTATCAACCCGCGGATCCGGCCACCATTGGCCGCGGGCGCTTTGTCCGAGTCGGTACATATGGCGACCCCGCAGCGGTGCCCGCCCACGTTTGGGAAGCCTTGCTTTCGGAAGCCGAAACTTACACAGCATACAGCCACCAGTCCGGATGGCGTCCCGATATCGCGATGCAAAGCGCGGACGACTACCACAGCGCCGTGTTGCATTGGAAGGCAGGGCGGCGCACGTTCCGCGTGATCGCGGAGCTTGGCCACCTTGACCGCAACAACGAAGCCCTCTGCCCCGCATCAAAAGAAGCAGGGCGGCGCGTACAATGCACAGCCTGCAAACTTTGCAAGGGATCGAGCAAAGGCAAATCAATCGCAATCGTGGAGCACTAAAGGGAGGGGCCACGGCCCCTTTTTCCTTTGCCTTGGCAAAGATAATAGAATAGAATCAAGGCGCAGGGTCGCAGGGCCGCAGGGCCGCAGAGTATATAGCCTCCAAGCGGGGCCGCAGGGCGCAGAACAAAGACGCAGGGTCCGCGAACCCCGCACCTTGGGCCGCAGAGATGCCGCCACTAGCCAGCAAAGCCCCCTGATCACCGTCAAATAAAAGTATATCGCGTTGCGAGGCCCTCTTTACTAAGAAGAAATTTGCCCCACCTCTCGCCCAATATGCAGCATTCCACGCGATCTGATGAGGCGAGATGTTCACTGCGTTTGTTTTACTAACCTTCAACTCACACCAAAACGGCAACCCATCCCAAACCAAATGCACATCGGGAACACCCCCTCCATGCTTGTTTTCAATCCTCGTTGCGAAGCACTTCTTCGGCAGGTTCTGCCTCAATTGCGTCCAGAAGTTTGCCTCCGGTCCCTTGCTCATTGGTCACATCCTTGTAGGTCCCTTCGATCTGGAAGGCTTGGGGATACTGCTTCTGTAATGCAGCAAGTCGGGTGGTAATCTCATCCCGTGAAAGCTGATCGATGGTGTTGATTGTTTCCCGCCTGTCGATGGTCAAACCACCAAGGGCAGAGCGTATCTTCTCCGCGTTGATAGCAGCCGAAAACTGTCCCGCATCCTCCGCACCAAGAGAGAGTTGATGCAACCTTTCGAGTTGTCCAATGGTGGTCACACCATACCTACGCTCTCGCTCCTGTCGAAGCTCGGTGATGTATTCCAAGACATGCGGGTAATCCCGCCCATTGAGAAGTTTCGACGCGGTGTTGTACGCCACATCAGGGGAATATCCCGCTCTCTTGGCACACTCGGTGTTGGAATAGATGCCTTCGACGATCTTCTGTGCAAAAGTCATCTGCCTATTAGTGAGCTTGCGCCCGTGTTCTTCTTCGATCTTCTTCTTAATTGACGGCATGAATAGTCTCCATGTTTTCAACAACAATACAACAACAGGATCGCCCTGTTCAAGGGGGCCGCTGCTGTTTACACCTGTTTACACGATTTCCCCTGATTTTGTAGACGGTCAACAACACTCAACAACATGGTTGTCGGATGCTTGAGAAATTTCAGAGGCTGAAACGTAAACAATAAGGCCTTATTGTAAACAGGTGTAAACAGTCGGTTCAACTATAGTGTGTTTGTTTACGCTGTTTACAAGATTTACACGAAAACTTTTTCCTTTTGGGCTTTTTCTAAAAAATCTAGCGAAAATGTGTATACAGCGTAAACAGCCCCTTCTGATCTTTTAATTTGACAGCTCTTTTGTATGTTGCTAGTCTACAAGTATTCAACATTACGAAAGGACTAGAAATGTTTACTGTAGATTGTATGGAAGAAGGCACGATGACCTTGGACTGGGACCCTGCGTCCTACAAGACCAAGGGCCAAGCAGCGCGAGCCTTGCACCGAGCATTGTGTGACTGGTGTCGCAAGGTTGGCATGAACCCTGACACTGAGGTTGGTTTCTGGACCCCTAAGCAGCGCAAGGCTCACGGTCGGGAGGCCAACTGGGCCGTGAGCCTAGAAGCGGGGCCCTATGAGTGGGCTATCTTTGCTTCGATGCAGATACCTAGTGACTGTGAGTGGGGTTATGTTGAGCCTTATTATTCTTTTGATCTGGAGTTTGTATCATGATGAAAACAGTTAAGTTCCAAGTCGTGCGTCAAGAGGTTTGGTATCCTGAGTACGAGGTTCCTGCACATTTAGAGGGCGATGAGTTGATAGAGTACATCAGCAACGAGGCCCCTGCTTCGGTGTTCGATGAGATGTGCAACAAGAGCACGTTGGACACTGAAACTTATATTCAACCTGTGGAGGAAGTGTAATGCCTAATCATTGCTATCAACAGGTGCACCTTCGGGGCCCATGCCATTTGATCCATCACTTGCATGCTGCCTTGTCGAAGTCGGAGCCAGAGTTTTGCAGCACGATTGCGCCGATGCCGTTTGAGTTGTGGGCCAAGGAGACGCGGTCGGGTCAGGTGATGCCTGACTGGTATGAGTGGAGAAACAAGAACTGGGGAACGAAGTGGGATGTCTGCGAGGCTGAGATTGACGAAGATGGTATTGAGTACGGCGAAGACCTCAACAATGACGAGGAATATGTCCCAGTTGCGTGGTTCTCGTTCCGTTGTTGGACTGCTTGGGGTCCGCCTGTTCCTGTGTGGGATCGACTTCATGCGATGGGCATTGAGGTTGAGGCTGAGTATCAGGACGAGGGCATGAACTTTGAGGGTGCGTATCACCACGGCGAGGACAATTCATGGGAGCCGGATTTAGAAGAGGAGGCTGTGTGATGAGTGATTATGCTTATGATGAGGGATACCGCGCAGGAATGCAGAAGATGCGTGAGGT